AATCTTTACAAGGAAGCATTAATAAACCAATGTTTGGAATGGGCTATAAAGATACCGAAGCTGCAGCTACATCAAGAGCTAGGGGTGTCATGGCAATCCAGAACTCTAGATTAAACGCTAGAAGTATGCTAGGATCAGAAGCTGCGATGATGGCAGCACATTATGGATAATTATGGGAATTTATAGTAAAACTCAAGAATTTAGAAAAGCACTAGAAGAACTTCCTAGAGAAGATCTTTTAGAAATAATTCGCGCTCAAGATCCAGATCTAATTAAACAGATAAATAGAATCGAATGGGTTTTTGAAAACAAATTGTCTCATTTAAACTGGAATGATGGAACACCAGTAACTGAAAGAAAAATGTCCAATAGAGAATTGGCACTTTTAGTTGATGAACCATTTGAAATAGATCAAGACCTTCTTGCCGCTGGCATTGGAGCCGAACAACAGAGGCAACTTCATATAGCTAAAGATGTTGTAGTTTGGGCAAAGCAATTTTTACAAACAAATTTAAGAGTGTACCAAATATTAATTTTACGTGATCCATCTCTTAGAAAGGTTTTAAGGGCCGGTCGTCGTTTAGGTAAAACATTTAGTTTGGCTGTTCAATTACTGCATTATAGCTACACAAGAAAAGACGGTAGATCATTAGTAATTGCCCCAATGAAAACGCAGGTAGAATTAATTTATCAAGAAATATTAAGAATAGCCTCCAAAAATGAAGTAGTAACAAATTCAATTACGAGAAAAATTACTAGCCCGCAATTTGTGATTCAATTTACAAATGGATCTACAATTAGATTCTTTACGTCAGGTATGCGCAGTGGTGGGAAGTCAGATGTTGCTCGTGGTCAGGAAGCTCATTTAATTATTCTTGACGAAATGGACTACATGCACGTAGACGACCTAGATGCACTCTATGCCATGCTGCAAAAAACTGCAGAAAATCAACCAGATAAAGTTTTGATCGGCGCTTCAACTCCAACTGGACGTAGAGAAAGATTTTGGGAATGGTGTAATAGTAAAAGATTCAAAGAATTTTGGTTTCCATCTTACTGTAATCCATTTTTTAGCAAAGAACAAGAAGAAGAATTTAGAGAACAGTATTCTTCTTCTGGATATCGCCATGAAATTGAAGCAGACTGGGGAGAAGATTCAGAAGGAGTATATCCAAGAAAATTTATTGATAAAGCTTTTATTTCTCCATCTTGGTCTTATTTACCAGAATTAACTTCAGCAAGATCTTTTCATACAATAGGAGTTGACTGGGATAAATATGGAGCTGGAACAAATATAGTTGTTCTTGAAGTTTGTGCCGATAATTATGAAGATGAAAGATTTAGAGGAAAAGTTAGACTTTGTTATAGAGAAGAAATAGATAAGTCTGAATATACTTTAACTAAGGCTGTTGATAGAATAATTGAACTTAATCAAATATTTAATCCAAAACACATTTATGTAGATAGAGGTTATGGAGAAGTTCAAGTAGAACTACTTCGTAAACATGGTGTAGAAAACCCATCTTCGAAGCTAAAAGAAAGAATTAAGGGAATTAGTTTTGGTGAAAGCATTGAGGTTAGAGATCCTTATACTAAATTGATGATTAAAAAAGAAATAAAACCATATATGGTTGATAATCTCCGGCAGTTCCTAGAAAGGGAGCAAGTATTATTTTCTGAACATGACGAAGAAATGTATTTGCAACTAATATCATATGTGGTTGTAAGAATGACATCAACTGGAAGGCCAGTTTTTGAATCTGGAGGCTCAGCAGTAGATCACGCACACGACGCATTGATGTTGGCACTTTTAGCTATAACACAAAATTATGGAGAGTTTGCAAAAATTAGTTCTGTAACTAAAGTCGAAACTTTTTCAAATGATTTTTTTGTACCAAAAAATGATAAAGATGAACAAGAATCCTCAAAAGTATATTTATCTGGCAGAGTAGCTGCAATGAGTAACAGAAGATCTTCAAAAAAATCTGGTACTAATAGTATTAGCCGTAGAATGTTTTAGGAATTATTATGAGTGATATTTCAAATGTTAATACAAAAGAATTATATGGTAAGTATAAATTTTCTGATGCAATTTTTTCAAATCCGCAGAATGAATTATCTGAAGATAGTATATTAATAAAAAAAGTACCATCTGGAACTTCAGGCTCAATTAGAGAAGTATATAGTATTCCAATAGATTCAATAAAAGCTAATGTACTTTTTGCTGAAAAAGAATTATTTGATATTAAATCAAATATAGAAATTAATGTATTAAGAAAATTATTTGTTGATCCATATATAGATCCTGATCTTGAGCAACTACATGCCAAAATTTGGTTAGAAGCATCTAAGTATATGAATTTACCTGATCAGCAAAATTCTGATGGAATTGTAAGAAAACAACCAATCAACGAAACAGAACAGATATTCAGAATACAACCAATTTCTGATTCTGATGTAGATAAATTTCTCAAACAAGCAACAGATGAGGATAATTTAGAAAATTTTCCAATTATTATTGATGACACAATTTATAAAAACTCTATTCCAAATTATATATCTTTTGACGAATATATTTTTGCAGAAAAGTATAAATCTACAGCGTGTAGAAGATTTATATATGAATATGAAGAAGCTATTGCACAACAAACATTTTCATATATATATCAATTTAGAAAAATTATAGATATTTTATTAAATGAATTACAGTATATTAAATTATCATTATTTAATGATTTTCGGGAGGAGTATCAAAACGATGCACAAAGACAAATCGCAACACACTATGAGGCATGGGCAAAAACGGCCATACACTATTCGAGCAGGATTAAAAAAATCCTCTTATCAATCTCAGGAGAAATTCCACCAACCGAATTGGATAAAATCTCTAAAAAACAAGCCGTTGAATTCCAAGCTTTTTTTGCGATTAGACTAAATGCCTTAAATAAGGAAATAAACGATTTAATAGACGCAGCTAAAAGAGAATCTTTAGATCAGGCTGAAAACTTCTATACTAGATTTATACATACATCTTTAAGGGTATTTAATGAAATTTCCAGTCCATTGGAGTTTGATTATTTATATGATAAATTCTTACCTAGAGAGTCTGTACTTGTTTCGGAATTAATTGTGGCGACTAATTCTATAAAAGGTAATTTTGTAGCAATACACGCAGACGTTATCGAACGATTTGGATTATTGACTAGAAGAATTGACGCTGCAATAAATCTAATTCATGAAAAAAGAAAATATGCAAACTATATAGGTCAATTAGGAAACATCGCAGTAAAAAAGAAAAAAGTCTTAAAAGAAATTGCCGATGACCGCTATGCTCCGCTATTTAGAAGTATAACTATCAATAACGATAGAAATAATAATTATACTTCTGAACACTCAAGACTTCATGGATTATTGGAAGATGACCATCCGCAGTACTTGCTGAAAAATAACGGAACAATAACAGGAAATATATATGTAAATGATGGCATTAAAATAGATGGAATTGATATTAGTGAACATTCGCATACTGGCTCGGATGGATCTAAAAGAATTAAATCAACAGATATAGATTATGATAGTCCAAGACTCAATCCAGAAGGTAATTCTGATTTAGTTATTAAACCTATGTCAATATCAATTGATGGTTTTCAATCTGATATAATTGATGCAGGAGTGCCAGTTTGTGATGCAATAATATCAATTGAGATTGATGATCTTGCAATAGGAAATTATGAATATGAAATAATCTACACAGAAATTATTTAATATGAGCTGGTTTAAATATTTAAAACAAAACGAAAGCATTAATTCATCAACAATAAATAATAATTATTCATATCCATATTTGAGAAGAAAAATTAAGGATTTTACACCTTTAGATAATATAACTGAAGGTTCATTGATTTTTATAAATATTAAAGACTTAAATATAGATAAGTATATAAATAGTTTTTTGGCTAATACATCAGATGAAAGTTCTTATTTAGTTGTCTATCAAAACAAAACAAATGAATATAATATTCAACCAGTTAAAAGTGTTATAAATAATAATTTTCTTTATTTTCAAGTAGCAGAAAACCATAATGCAGGTATTAAAGTAGAGAATACATATTATATTTATTACAAAACTCCAAATTTAAGATATATCAAGTCAGTAAATAATGGAGGAGTCCAATCTTATCAATTGACTTCAGAAAATTTGGGTGAGTATCATATACCTTCTTCACAAATTGATTTATCTTCTTTTGATGTAAATCTAACTTCTAGTTCATTTTATAATTTT